GGAAATGGAGTACCTAAATTTACATAAGTAACGGGGTCGACACCGACTCTAGGTATTGTAATAAACGCAGGGTTAGTTGGTGTCATCCCGCTAATAATGGTGGGAAAATCAAGTCCTTTAAGATAATTAGAATCTGTTGTAATTTGTAATCGTAATTGAAAATTATACGAAGGAGATATATTAGTGTTATTACTTCCCCCCGTTTCATACCTAAACCCAATACTAGTTATAGTAACATTTCTTTGTGTTGGTGTAAATTTTTTAAAATTGGGCCCATAAAATTCAAGTTCAGAACCTTTTATTAAAAAAGCATTACGATAGTATGTAGTTAAACCCCGTGGTAGTGAAATATTATCTATAACTCTTCGGTCAAGTGGCGCATACATACCTACTCCTGACCATGATGGAGGTGCGTATAATATTTTTTTATCAGGAAGATTTGGTATAAGTTTATTTGATTTGTTAAAAATTAAACTTAATGTAATAGGAGCTAAAAAACTAAATCTATTTAATTGTTGAGCAACTAATTTTTGAACTCCAAGATTAGGGTCATTTTCAACTGAAGCAACATCATTACCAGGTGTTGATTCCCCAACAGAACAATCACAAAGTTCACAATCAGGGTATGTTAACATTGGAACTTGAACGTTTTGAAATTTTTTATAAAGGTTCTCTATAAACTCGGCCCAAACTGTTAATTGGTCAGCCGCGTCATCACACCAAGTAACATTTGTCAAAAAATCAAGAGGGTACCAACCGTCAGGACAAAATACAACACAACCACTCCACACACCTATATCTAAATTTACCGCGGGAAGTCCAATATTTCTTAAACTTTCTAATATTATATCATTAATAAAATCACAAATCATTCTTAAAATAAACACTATAATTCGAAGCATAAAACCAAGAAATTGACCAAGAATTTGGAGAAGTATTCCTATAATGTGAAAAAGAAGTACAATAACATTCATTATTATAAATGTAACAAGAAGTAATATTGAAAATAAAATAAAAATAAGGTCAAATCTATATTGCCCATCGTTTACTGGAAACTTATTGTTTTCACTTGCGCATTCAGAATTAAGAATATTTTTAATTGCTATTTTTCTATTTAATAAAAATCCACTATTATAACTGTCCATCATTTGGGAAACAGTATATACTTTATTATAAGTTAATTCATAAAAATAATCTTCACATTTAATTGCAACTTGTGGGTCAGGATAATCATCCCAATCAGTACTAAACGAATATGAGCTTTCAGCTAACTCTGCTTCAATACTATAATTTGGAAGTTCATTGCTAATCAGTTGAAATTCCCCAGGTTTGGGGCCGGAATTAAATGGGTCATCTCCTTCCGTAGTCCAATATTCTCTAATATTAGGCACTAAAAAATACCCTCTTTTAATAGGTTCAGATAAAGTATCCCCTTGAACCCATTTAATTTTAAAACGATATTTTCCTTTAGTTGGAATCCCAACTTTTGGGTCAGGAGAAATTACTTGTTCGCCAAATTCATTAGTTATAACATAATCTAAATTCATTGGCACATCTAACATCCAAGCTCCGTTGTCATCAATGACCTGACCACCTTGTTCTAAATCATAAACTTCTAACCCAGGATAACCAGTAACAGGGTCAATAAATAAAGTTTGTCTTAAAGCTTGGATAATCCCTGGTCCGGCAATTAAACTACATTGGTCCCCTAAATTTAATGTTGGTTTACATTTTCTTTTTTGATAATCTTCATCAGTTCCACTAATTAACGACCCGATAAAGATTGCAGTTGGCGTTATTTGAATTTTAGTTTCTTTTGTTAAATCAAAATCAACTCTATTAACTCCTAAATTACAAAGTTCAGGTTGACCCCAAAGTGGTTGAACCTCTATAGATTTATTCATTGAAATAATTTGTGGTAATTCGTTTAAATTTTCGGAAGATTTAAACTTAACACCGGCAACTTGTCCAGGATTAGCAATACCCATTCTAATTAAATCTTGAGGAGATAATGAAAATTCTCCAATGTCAGATAAATCAATATCCGCATGAAGAGTATAAGTCCCAATTGGCGCGCCAAAAATCATAAAGTCGCCACTAGAGTTTGTTGACGCACAATATTTATAATATTTATCGTAAACTTCAATTAAAGGTGGAGAAACTAAAACATCTTCTCTATCAAAAAAAGTTCCTGTTGGATTATGAGCAGAATATGATTTTTTATATGGTAATAAATTATACCGATAACCATCTTCATTTTGGTCAGTTATTTTTTCATAAGGGTATAAATCATAAATTAATGGGTTTAATTTATCTTGTTCTGAAATAGGAATAAAAATTGAAACTTTAACGTTAGGTATTCCATATCCCCCATTAACAGTTAATCTACCTACAATAACACCATAGTCAGAGCAAGGCCTTGTATAAATTTGTTCCGGTAAAATTTTGAGTGATAAAATTTCTAAATATTCAAAGTCTTGGTCTAACTGAACACTAAGATAACTATCAACTCCAACTTTAGTTCTTATTCTGTAAGAATTGTTCATGGATATTAAAAAAATCTTTCAATGATAAATACTTAATTATCTATTTTCATTAAAAGATAGTCTTATACTATAAAAAATAAATTGTTATGAGAAATTAACAGTAGTTAAGTTTTGAACCCTAACATTAATGTCTTTAACCGGGAATCTAATTTGATATGTTTGACTTGGTTCGGCAAATATAGTGTCACTTATTAATTCAATTTCTTTTGTAACCGAATTTATATATCTTTGAGACGTTTGTGATGACGAATATAAACCTCCAACTTTATTAAAAAAACTAATGGTTGAAATGGATATTACACCGTTTTGGTTTTGTATGTTTCTTCTAAGTTCCGACACATTTACATTTTGTCCCATTTGTCTATTTCCACTAGAAAAGAAATTTGATATTACATTTACAATTGAAGAAATAACCGCCCCTTGATTTTGAGTATTGTCAAGAATAATATTAATTAAAACTCCCAAATCAATAACATTTGCAGACTCAACTGAAATATAATCATTTATCATTCGATAATTAGATATATAATTTGCAACATTACTTTTAAGTGTGTTAGATATTGTTTCAGTTAACATTCCGCTATCATCATAAGATAACATCATTATTTTAATTTTATTATTTTCTTCAGTAATACTCACCTTTGCTGGTGCTCCAAATTGTGACGGCATTGTTCTTATTAACGATTCATAATCATTAATGGTTACCGCTCTATTTTGTGCCGCAAAATTATAACCAACTAAATTTCTTACTTCTTCTAAAGTAGGTGTATTAGCCCCACCAATAGCGGCAGTAACGTTAGTACAACCTAACGAATTAACAACACTTGTATTAACAGATGATGACGCCCCGTTAACTGAAAAATTAACAGTACCTATTTGGTTAATAACATTAACTCCAACATTTGTTGAAACCCCACCACCAATTCTATATTGAATAAATAAAGTGGTATTGGCTTTAAGTGTACTACCTAAAGCAAAATTATTTGAATATTTATATAAATCTAACTTGTACCCATTTCTTGCAAATTCAGATAATTGTTCATCAGCAGATTGGCTTCCACCTCCAAAAGTCATTTTTAAAAACCCTTCAGGTGTAAACTCAGTAATAAATTTATTAGATGCCGTTACGTATCTTCCAATTTTTATTCCAGGATTGTCTGAAACTTTAGTTGGGTCTTCAATAAAAACTTTATCTTCAATTAACGCATTTACCTCATACCATCTTCCATCAATAGTCATAAAATCTTGACTACTAGGTATGTTTGTAAATTGTGTCCCATCTTTTAAGATAACACTTGTAATCCCCAAAACATTTTTTTCAGGTAAAAATAATTCAAAAAACGGTTTTACGTCATTTGAGGTAATAACCCTTTTAAATACTTTTGTAAGACCATTTACAACGGTTTCTCGTTTTTTAATAGTATAATTAAGTAATCTTCCATTTTCATTAAAATTAGGTATTTTAATTCTATTAGGAAATCCATCACCACCAGTTGCCGCCGCAAAATCTATATCGTATACAGTTTCAAATATTTGACCCCCACCTACAA